CCCGTACCTGTTTCTTTTATTTTATAAACTTCGTTCATATAAGTTTTGTAATTAAAATACAAAACCTGAACGCTATTGTTATCGTCTTCTATATGTTTTGAGCTATATCCTACTTTATTATTGTACTTTGTTTTTGATATATCTTCAAGATCACTTTCTGTTAAATGAGGAAATTGTTTTGCTAATTCATTTATAGGAATAGTTTTAACTTCACCAACATAATATATATCTTCGAAATATGGAGACTCGCTGTAAGAATAAACTAAATTAGCTGGATCAACATAATCAATAACAACTCCTTCTGAAGTATTAAACCCTGTTTTTACAGCGCCAATACCAAGAACGGTTAAATCGTAATAAAATCTTTTTTTGGTTAATTCGTATTTATTACCCTCCATTAAAACATTAATAGCCTGTTCTTCCGCTATTTCAGCAGCTTGCTTATACGTGAGTTGCATATGCAGGGTTAACTCTTCTTCGGTTTCCGGTAAGGTTTCTTTCTTATTTTCATACAAATTTACACCAAAATTTTTACCAACAAAATCACTAACTGATTTAGTGTTCATATCTCTTAATACTGATTCCATATACTCAGTACGCTTACTAACTCCATATGGATCTTGAGAAAATGCCTTTACATCATAAGTTCTTTCCGCAATACCGTTAACAACTATATCTACAAATTTAGGTATAATTGGTACTGGTTTCCAGTCTAAATTAAGATAGGACAAATCACCGTTTATAGATAATTCATCCTTATATTTTTGTATTGACTGTTCACCTCTAGCGTATAATCTTAAATTATGAAAATTATTTTGATTAGTTCTATATCTATTAGATCCTCTATCTGTATGAAACCACTCAGTTTCAATAGCTTTACCTACTTTTAAGCCATAGTCATAGCTCATTTTTTCCAAATCACTAACGACTTGGCTCGGAAAATAATTATTTATAACAGACTCTGCCATATTTATTTTTTGATTAATTTAGATGTATTACCTTGGTTTGAATACTTGGAAATACTTATATTTAGTTTTGGTTTCTCAACAGTGGCATTGGGTTTATAAAGATGTCTGTTACAAGCCATGATAGCTAATCCAGAACTAATAGACGCATCGTGTTTTGTTCTTTTGTTTATATCAAATCTAGACCAATCATTTAGTAGTTCGTTAAAATAACAGTCTCCAAACGTTCCATCTTGTTTCATACCAACGTGCGCTTGTATGTACATTTCAATAGCAGCAGCATGAGCTTGTTTTATGTCTTCACTTGAATTTGATATTCCACCAACTTCTTTTTCAGCTACAGATAGTTTGTTCCATATTTTATCAGGGCGATTCATAGAAAACCCTCTATATCCTCTTCTTCTAAAATAATACAATAGACGAGGTTTATTATTCTCTGCTAGTATAGGCATACCGTAAAACACACAAGCCATTAAAATGTCTTCAAAGAATATCTCTGCGGTCTGCGGTCTTGCTAAATATTCTAAAAAGAAACTATTAGCTGGAGCATCTTCCATGCTGAACTTAGTTAAACCATGTAATGCACCTTTAGACCCTTCACCATCTACAGTTCCTGATATATCATATGAATCACATCCAAAAGCACCCATATGCTCATTTCCTGGCCACTTAATACCGTTTTTTATTACAACTTTGTTTTGTATATTTACCGGTGGTACCCAGCTTATCTTAAACCTACCTTTTTTATCTGGGTAAAATATAACAGTTGAATCCTTTATTCCATTCACCCATTGAAAATTACCTCTTGTAACTCCTAAGGTTCTAGACATCTCCTCGTTGTAATCTATCTGTTCGTATATCTTAACTAGATTAAAAATACTACCTTTTGCTTCGTCTCTAAACGCGTGTTCTGTAGTTCTTGGGAATTGTCTGTAAAATTCGTTTAAAGCATCTTGATCACTTTTAAGTCCGTCAGCTTCATTCTGCCAGTTTTCTACAACACCTACATCTATTAATTCTCCGTGAGGGTCGAAGACATCATGATCTGGAGTATCAAATACTGGAATTCCGTGCTCATCAATAAATCCTTCGTAGTTCCATTCCATTGGGATAAAAAGAGAATATAGTCCAGACGCTGTCTGTCCATTCCTGTTTCGTTTATTAACGTCTGAAGCGTTATATAATTTTTTAAAGTTGTCTCCACCTTTGTCTAATGCGTTTGAAGTTGAGCCCATCATACACTTACCTATAATCCTACTACCTAATCGTAAACATGTTTTTGTAACTCTCCAGTTATTTAAAATATTATCAGGTCTCTCCCACTTCCCACTCTCATCGTGTACTAGTAATTGTAGTTTTTCACCATCATAACTATTATCACCTGTATTTTTCCAATCTATAGTTGTATCTAATCCTTGTATTTCTTCAAGCTTTTCGTTTGTCGTGATCTTCTTTCTAGTAAACTTACTCGCAGGTACTCTGTAAGCAAGTTCTGATTTAGGACGATCCATCCCATCTTGGATAGGTGAAAAGAAGAACGGATAATTAATTGATATAGGTACAACTTTGTCTGTAAACATTTTCTTAGCATCACTACCTGTTTTAGATAATACACCAAACCTTGCGTCAGTGGATATTGTAGCTTGATTAACTGTTTCAGCTGATGACATAAAAGAAAAACCAGATCTTCTATTTTTAAGGTAACACATACCGTAGCACCGTTTATCTGCTTTACAAGCTTCCCAGAATATATAGAATAATCTATTAGCTTCTCTAAAATCTGGAGCTCCTACGTCAATCTTGCTCCACTGCAAGTACATGTAATGAGTACCTGTTATATATGTATCTGTTCCTTTGTTGTTAAACCAAAACCCATTTTCTCTTCTGTTGAACTCTTCATCAATATAATCGTGCCATTGTGCTTTGTTTTCTTCTGGGTATGCTTTCCAATCAAATATACTTTTTAATCTTTTTAATTCTTTAGGGTATTCAAACTGCTCCCACTTTTTCTTTTTGTTGCTATACACACCACTAACTTTCGGTAATGCTATCTGGAAATTTTGTATCTCGTATATCTCACCTATCTGACCAGTTCTACTTATAACTACAATATTATGTTCTTTATTGTAACCATACTCCCATTTCCTACCTTTATTTAACCTACTTATAGTAGTCTTTTTTATAGGTTCAACTACTTCATATAATTTTTGCTCGTACATTATTTAGACCTTCCCTCTGCAAAACCTTTAAATGCTTGCTTTTCTACTTCTTTAGGTTTGTTATCTAATAAATCCTGTTCGTCTTGTATTCTGTTTAGTATTTCAAATGCATCGAATATAGCTAGTTTCTTTGTTGCAGCAGCGTTCTTTAGCTTATCAGCAGTTAGATCATCATCTGAATCCACTATCGCTTCCTTAGCTACCTTAATAAGCTCCTCAACTGCTTTATGCCCAGCTTGGATTATACTCTTCTTCGTTTCCTTGATATTCATATTTGATTGTAATAAAATTTGATAATACTCGATATAATTTTTGCCCATCTATAATGAATTCGTACTCAGAGCTTGGTCTAAAGCCAACCAAATCACCTACGTTCACCGTACCATCAGAGTACTGAACTACACCCATTAATGGTTTTTCTGTCTCTACATCAAATTCATCTACAGACTTTAAAGGTTTTACAAAGCAATATCCTTTAGGTGCAGACCAATCATCTTTTCTTTTATATAGAAATATTTGATCATCATTAACTAAATATGTTTTTTCATCAAAATAACTCCTACTATTCTTTTCAATACCTTTAACGTTGTGCCACCTTCTAAATACATTATGATGAACTATAACTATATCCCCAGCTTTAATATCCGTCTCACCAATTATAGGGGTACTAATAACCTTAGCTTCTCTATTTACATATTGATGGTTAAATATCTCAGTGTTTAATACAAGTTCTAAATCCCCTATCTTTTTAGTATTATTGTATCTTTCTCCTACAGGTGTTACAACAAAGTTGTAAACGCTTTTCATTAGTATTGTAGATTGTATTCTACAGAAACAGCCATGTTCTTATTAAAATCTTTCCAAGGCAGAACATCATTACCTTTTTTAATATAAACACTAAACTTTTTATCCTCTTCTATAATATCACATATAGTATGACCACCATACACTTCTTGCCCCACGGCATAGTGCATGGCGTCATTCTTATAATCTTTTCCGATACTAATCTTTCTTATCAGTTTCGACATCTTCTCTTTCAGTTATAGTACCGTCCTGTATGTTAACATTTACTTTACCATATTCTTTCTCAAGTTCTGATTGATGATCTAGTAAGTCTTTTCTCATTAAAGTTAAGTCATGAAGCACTGCGTGCTTTTGAGTTTCGATTTGCCCAACTCTAGTTGTTGCACCGTTCATTGCCCCCACAATCTCTTGTAGTTTCTTTAATTGTTCTTCTGTTACTTTTAATACTTCTTCTTCTTTTTTAGCCATTTTATTTAATTTAAGTTAATTTAATTTTATAGAGATACTTTTAACGCCTCTATGTTCGTTTTTTGTGCAGATGTTAAAGCGTCTACAAATTCGCTATGTTGCATTTTTAAAGCTAAGTGTCTTTCGTTTCTAGCTAAAGTTGCTTTTTGTTCGTCTGTAGGAGATGCTTCAGTTCTTAGAGATACTACTATAGCGTAAGAATCTAATGAAGCTGGTACATCTGCTGCGTAATCGTGGTCTACCATTTTGTTTTTGTTTTTAATTTGTTATTATATAATTACTTGTTTTTCAGTTGTTTTACTACTATGATGTTGCAAACGGAGTAGCTGCGTTACCTGTATGTAGAACTGTTCCTTCCACAAACCATTTATCAGCAACAATATTAGTTATTTTAATCTTAGTACCTATAACGCCAGTTGTAGTACCATTAAAACTTACAGCACTAAAAGAATCATCTTCTTGAGCAGCCATACCAACAATAGCATCACTAGTATCAGTGTCTACCATTGTTAAAGCTCCATATATTTTTTCATTTGTTGTGTCTGTACATACTATTTTATGAGAATTAGATGTAGCTGCTACAGATATTACAAATTCAAAAGAAGCACCGATATAAGCTCCAGCACCAGAATCTGGTAGCGTTACAGTGGCTCCGTCAGCATCACTGAAGTTGTATATGTGATTTATTCTAGGAGCAGCAACATTAGTTGGTGTAGCAACAACTGTTTTTCTTAAACCATGAACTATAGCGTTTGTTGTTGTAGCTGTACCAATCACTGTTTCGTTATCAGCACCTACAGCAGAAGCTGCAGCAGCATAACCTATTATAATGTTGTTATCTCCTGTAGTTAACGCATCTCC